AAGTAATGCTTCTTCTTCACAGTTCTTTTTCCATTCACTGGACAGATACGGAAAATGTAATAGTGATGCTTGCCATGTGCCTAAAATCGTTGCTAGACGAACTTTGCGAGCCAGAGTTTCCACTGTATCCTTGGGACGAACCACTACTTCTGTAAGATTGCAGAATTGACGATCTCGCAGAATGATTTCAGAGCAAGGATTGGTTCCGAACTCGTAACCCGCATCACGGCGATCACCTAGTTTGGCTACAGTCTTTTGGCAAGCATCGCGGTTAAAAATACCACGCTCACCGCTCTTGCTCTTGTACAGAGAAACCCATTCTTCCATGAATGTACCGATCTCTGGCTTTTCTTTGTACACTACACTATTATTCGCAAGTGCTCTTTGAGGATTCGCCTCCCACCATGCTCCAGTTTTAGCATCGCGCATCCGTTCGTCGGTAAGATTGGAAAGGCTGATAAGAGCCGATCTACGAACTCCTCCGACCACGACAACTTCCGCAATCTTACAGACGAGATCGTGGCATTCGATGGAGGTGAGTTTTCGGCCAGCTGCTCTTCTAAATGTATCCACAGTGAACCTAAACAGATCATCCAATGGCTTGGGTCCAGATGCACGACCTCCAAATGTTTTGAGTCTGGCACCAGCAGGGCGTACCTTAGAAAGGTCCCATCTTGGAATTTGACCGCCAATAAGAAGGGAGACAAGTTCCTTGTAAGCTTTAGCCCAACCAGCCTTGCTGTCTTGGACAACGATTGTAGTATCCGAAGTGGTAAACTCTTCAGCAATTGTGGGAAGTTTGTCAACGTAATGCCTTTCTACGGAGAATCCTACTCCGGTTCCACACATAAGAATATAAAGAATTTCATCAAAAGCACGCACACGATTCACAGCCACATACGAACAGTTGTATCCTGCAGTATTGTCACGATCCAGAGCTTCTCCTGCTGTCATTAGGGCACGCATAGAAGGCATCACTTCCAGATTCAATACTGCTTGTCGTAACTCTTCACGAGTCTCCTTATCCAGTTTGCATTTGGTATTTTCTTTCAGATGCTTGTCAAAATGCACAAAATAACGATCCACGGTTTCTTCCCAGGTCTCTCTGCGGCCTTCCTCCTCTAGCCAGCGAGAATAGCGTGAAAGATGGATAAATTCTTGATAAGATGTTGGTAAACTCATGTTTATATTTCTCCTTAAATGTAAGTTTATTTAGCGGTCAATACTGCCCAAGAATGTGGATAAAGTGGTTGTATAATATTTCCAATAGCTTCTGCATACCTTTGAACCTCCCATTGAGCATGGGCGTCTATTCGCTGTTTAAAGACACGTGCGTAGGCTGAGAGCGATCCTGTCCACCACCACTCGGTGTAGGTGCCTTGCGGCAATACAGACCGTGCTTGCTCTGGAGCAACGCCTTCTTTTAAAAGACCATTGTAAATTTCTACTGATTCTAAAGCAACTTTAGTGTACATTCGATCCAAGTCTTCCACAACAGGATCGTAGATAAAATCAGAGCTTCCTTGTTTTGCCCCGTCTGTAGGAGCAGATCTCCAGTCTGGAATATAAAATTCAGGGTCAATAGTCACATAACGACGGGATACTTCATTTTCCGCGAATCCAATTTTGTGCTTGAAAAGTTGGGTTCGGACAAAGATGGGTGCTTTGATTCGGATGGTAATTTGCGGGTGTGCAAAGGGAGTCCAATGGTTGTGTGTAGCCAGATATCGGATGAGTTTTTGGTCTTTCGTAGATAACTGACGATTGCCATTTTCATCGGTTTCCCACTCGCTGGTTTTAGCGAATGAGACCCTAGCAGCATTGACCACTGTAAGATCTGAGCCCATATGTTCGATATATTCCACATGTCCTTTATCCAGTACTTTAATTGTTTGGTTCAAAATCGTCGTCATCATAATCTGTTTTAAATTCACTTTCTTCATCATCTAAATCTTCATCATCTTCATCATCTTCTTCTAATTCTTCAAATTCTCCAATTTCAAAATCGGTAATATCTAAGTCTGTGTGATCATGTGCATATTTATGGGCCTTGTCGTATAATTCTGGATTAATTTCTTTTATATATTCCATAAACATAAAACAGAAAACGTACAGAGGATTATTGGTGTCGATATGAATTTCTTCGTATTCTTTTTCATTTTCATCCTCTGGTGTTAACTCTTCTTCCATTTATTGATCCTTATCTGGGCCTCAAGACCCGAAACTGCATTCCTATTAATAATATTTAGGATTTTAGCGGAGTCTAAACCACCCATGATCATATCGTTAACGTCTTTACATTTAATCTCATCAGGCCAAACACAAACAGTTTTTCCTTGTTCTACAAGCTTTTCCATGGTTTGAATTACTTGAAGATTTCTGGGCTCATTATCCATCACATAAACTATAGAACGATCTTTAATCTGTGGTGGTAGATTAAACACATCAGACATGCCTACAGTAGCCAAACAGTTAGGAATAAACAAAGAATCTAATGGTCCTTCCACAACATATATTTTTCCGTGCTTATCTAAACGATCCATTCCATACCAGCACTTCTTTTCCTGCCCTTCAACTTTAATGGTAATGTACCGCGAAGAACGACGAGAATTCCTATCTTTAGACAGTTGAAGTACTCGTCCTTGAGCCCCAACTAAATGCCCTCGGTGATCCAGAATAGGAATAACTAGACGGGCATCAGATTCTAGTCCCGTTTGTTCAGGATTAATGGTACGCACCCAACCACCAAAGTCGCTGGTGTAATACAGATGTTTCCAAGCTTGTTTAGGCAGTTTTCTAGCTTCAACAAACTGTCTACAAACATGATTGGGCGGAAGTTCTGCCACGCTAGGTAATTCGATACTATAATTCTTTTTTGGTTTCGGTTTGAAGACCATATCTTTAGAGGTTTCCTTTTTAATTTTAGATGGTTTTCCGTCTTTCCATTTCTCTAAACTGTATTCTTTAGTGAGATTAGGCGACACTTTATCTAGGAAATTATAAAGGTTGAGTCCAATATTGCAGTTATGACACTTATAAAAAAAGTCTCCTTGCTTCTGAAAGAAATAGCCACGAGCTTTAACTTTATTTTTAGAAGAATCTCCGCAAAGGGGACACCTGCAGTTAGCAAGATCTTCTTTCTTCCAAGCAAATCGCTCTAACTTTGGAGATACTAAATTAATGAATTTTTTATCTATAAACATGCTCATACTTTCCAATCACTAAATTTCTTTTTACTAAATTTAGTTTGAAACTTAACTTCTTCCTCTTCTTCGACTTCAATGTTTCCTTCGGCCATCATAGGCTGATCTGTTCCAGAAATATCATACAATTTCATCTTGGCACGATTAATGCCTATAACAAATTTACGATTACTGGCAGTATCATTATACCTGTTTTTTAATTGCTTCACCATGATTTGATTCATCTCGTCTAGTTTCTCTGTGGAAATTAAAGCAAACATAAAGTCTGCTGTTGCAGGTAGACCAAACGATTCTGATGTGTCTTCCAGACCAATATCTGTGTTGGAGAATCCACTACGATTAACTTGAGTGGCAGACCAGATGGGTACATTTCGTTCTGCTGCTAACCCTCGTAGTTCTTCTGCAATGGCCTTGATGTAAGTGTACGAGTTTACTGCTCCTGCTTTCATACGCGAAGAAGCACAAATGTTTAAATAATCTACAATGATAATATCTGGCTTGAATCGTTTCTTTAGCCACAAATCTTCCAGTAGAATACGAAAATGATTGGTGTTTGCACTGGCTGTAGGATATTCTTTAATAATCAGTTTACCTTTAACTCTTGTCTTTAAAGATTCAATGCGACGATCATACACATCTTTAGGTAGATCTCGTAAAGAATCTAAAGTTGTATCTAATAAATTAGCGTCTATTCGTTCTGCAATACGCTCTTCTGCCATCTCACATGTAATGTACAACACATTCATGCCTTGTGAAAGACAATTTGATGCGTGATGGCATAGGAACAGAGATTTCCCTACCCCTGTACCAGCCATCACGATATTAAGAGTTTTTGTAGGAGTTCCGCCTGCAGTAATAGAATTAAAAAATTCTAGATCAAATGGAATGCGTTTTTCTATGGTGTGATAAAATTCGTATCGTTGCTCTGAATCTTCCAAGTAATCGTGACCGATATGAGTATCAAAACTAACTGCAAGAGCACCAGAAAGAATATCAGGAATAGCAGTCTTGTTTTTGTCTTTGGACCTTCCATCAATAATCTGAATAGACTCCATAATACCGTTGTATAAAGCCTTTTCTTTACACCAGTTTTCGGTTTCTGAAACCAACCATTCCAGATTGTGTTCTTCTGTGCTTTTCTTGGTGAATTGATCAAGCATTTCTGTGCATTGATCGTATTCACCTTGACTGATTCCTTTAAACTTTTCCAGACCAATACTGACCGCTTCTTTAGAAGGACAAGCATTATATTTAATAATGAAATCGTGTATAACAGACCACAACATCTGCTGTGGTTTGTTGTGAAAATATTCCGTATTAATAAACGGAATAACTTTTTTGTAGAAGTCCTCACGAAACATGAGGGCTTCTAGCAACACTGTTTCAAAATCTTTCATTACTTGGTTGGTCTCTTTTCTAGTGCAGTAACACGATCTGATATGTTACGAATTGTATTATTACAATTATTAATATCATAACTACGATTAAGATCGCTTTTACGCATGTATTCGCCTAGTTCACGTCGAATATCCACAATGGACAGATTTAACTTGTGCATATTGTCATAATATGACCAAATAAAATTAAATGCAGACTTTCCAATTATACCACCAACAACACCGCCAGCCAGACCACCAACAAACCACCAGACTATATTACTGTCCATACTTGAATTCCTTTGCTACTGCTTCTTCTAGACGCTTCATAACTTCTTCAGTGAAGAACCGTTCTGGCTCTTCGTTGATGTTCTTCTCGAATGCTTTTTCTCCGTTTGGAAGTTCAATACGAGTAGACACCTTTTTAAATATATCATGCTTTAATGCAATGTCAAGAAGTCCGTAGTAACGATTCAGGCCACTGTCGTAGTTTAAACGCACATCTACCATTTGATTTTCTTTGGTGAGGCGGCTCTTATACAGCTTGCAGTGAATAATATTACCAACCACTTGGCCGTCTGCATCCTTGTCCTTCTTCTTGGATAGGTATACAATGGTGGATGCAGCATACTTGAGTCCCGAGCCTCCACCCATCTCCTTGGTGGGAACGTATGAGCCTACCACATCATAAGTGTGATTAGTCATAACCAAAGGAATGCCTGCCTTACCAAGCTTCAGGGTAAGCACACGGAACGTGCTCTTGATTACTTGAGCACGAGTCATGTCACGAACTTCCTTGCCTTCGGCTGTATCGTTCATTTCTTTGCTGGTGCTCAACATACCCAGCGAATCTAACACCACCATTAGGGGCTTACGTTTGTCTGCGTCTTGTTCCAGATATTTGTCTACAATCTTGATTAACTGACCACGGAACTCTTCAATCGTGGCCACAGGAAACACTGCAACCCGCTTAGGATCTACACCACGATCCAAAAACATGTCGGAAGTTACTGCTTGCTCGGAATCAAAGTACAACACCATGCCGTCCTTACGGTCTTCCAGAAACTTGCGAACCATACCGATTGAAAAGTACGTCTTGCCTGTGGCCGATTCGCCTGCCAGAGCAATAATCTTGTTGTCTGCAATACCGCCGTACAGCGAGCCTGATACCAGAGCATTGAACGCATACGATCCCGTGTCCACAAATCCACGAACATCGCTGCCTTCAATACCGTCTTCAATCATGCCTGCATACTGATTTCCCGATTCTTTAATTAGATCATTTAAAAAGTTCATTCGTCTTTACTCCATTTTCTGTCTAGCCATTCACAGATTACAATAATTCCTACAAGTACACAAAAAATTCCGATGGTGATTCCCATGTGTGCGTCCTTACACGAAAAAGCTTTCCAACGAGGTTTGCTTTTCCACCCTCCATTTTAGCACATCTAAAATGGTTTTCAAGGGATCTTTGAAAGATTTCTCAAATTGTAGATCACGATTCACATACTTATCTAGGTTCAATTCTTTTGGAATTTGATTTATAAAAGCAATAACTTGCTCTTTTCCACTTACAACAGAAAGTGGATTAGGCTCTTTCAGATACACAAATTTAACTTTGTCTGCTTCTCCAATCAGTCTGTATTTTTTATCTAAATTATTCTGAGTCAAGAAATAATTGAAAAGCAAAGAACCTTTCACAGCGATAGGAGTAGACTTCTTGTATACTCCGGTTCTACAACTGTACTTTTCCATTCCTGTAACAGACCGTGGAAACGCAATCTCGTCTATGGGGGCTGTTTCAAATTCGTTTCGGAACTGTTCCACAAACTCTTGCACAGCAGTTTCGCCTTGAGACATAATCAAACTAATAGCGGTCTTCAGAGCCCGACGCACAATCTGTGGTGTGCTGGACCGTGTGGTTTCCACTCCCATGATTTTTAGTTCAGGCTCTTTAAGTAGCACGCCATCTTCGCCCATCATTATATTAAGCATGTACCGTTTCTTTGCAGTCCAGATGCCTTTGCTGGAAATAGATTCTCGCTTCATTCGCATCTTTTGAG